CAGTAACAGTAATACTTGAACCAGAAACAACAGCATAACTAATAGCGGTAAGAAGACCTCCTGCTCCACCGCCACCGCCAGCAACATAGGGGTATCCTGATGCATATCCCCCACCACCACCCCCACCTGCCACAACCAAATACTCCACAGTTGCAGTAGGCAAAGATCTAAGAGGATTTAATGTTCCAGTAACCAGACCCGCAATATAGCTTTGACTCATTTTTATTCCTTAGAACGTCACAGTTCCACTTGAAGTCCAAGTGTACACACGATTCTTGTATCCTAGTCCTGTTGCAAATGGGGATAGTTGATTCCAAGTGGGTGAACCTGTAAATGATGCAGTAAATGAATTTGAAGAGCTATCCGCAACATAAGCACCTGATACTGTATTAACAAGTAATTGTGTATTAGTTATAGCTGTTAAAGGCGCAGTTGGAACGGTAAAGTTGCTTGTATAAAGAGCAGTTCCTTTTATAAATCTTGCATTAGATAGATAGCCAGTAGCGTAGTATGATCCATCTTGCCTCCCGCCAAAACACAAATTTGAAGTTCCATTAGTAATTGTGCCACCTGTTGTAGTTGCAACTTGTATTCCGTTTACAAATAGGCGGTCAGTTCCACTACTTCTTGTCCAAGCAATATGTGACCAAGTATTATTTGCAACTGCACTTGATGCAGATGTCATCGTGTTTCCACTTACATTGTTATTTAAAACCCCAGTTGATGTATTTAATGTTAACTGATACTCTAAACCAGTTGCACTATTCCATTTACTAAAAAAATGAAAATATGTATTTGTTGCCGTTGGGTAAATCCAAGTTTCTAAAGTAAAGTCTCCAGTTGCCAACTGAAGCGCAGTGTTGTTTGCAAAAGAAAATAAGCTACTTCCATTAAAGTAAACACTACCACTACCACTTGTAGAAGCAGTATATGTTCCTGTTAATGCTGATGGTGCGTTATAGGTGTCTGGGTATGAAATGATGACGATGCCTGAACCACCTGCACCACCATTACCTGTATTTTGAGAACCTCCACCACCACCTCCTGTATTGGTTGTTCCAGCAGTACCAGAAGAAGAACCTGCCGCACCGCCGCCACCTACACCTCCAGAACCCATTGCCGTTCCAGAACCACCACCGCCACCTGCATATGTTGTTACTGTTCCAGAAATTGCACTTGCAACACCAGCACCACCATTTGCACCTACGCCTGAAATTCCATTTAAACCTATAGTTCCTGCACCGCCACCGCCTCCAGAACCAGAACCAGTAGATGAACTTCCACCAGCATTTCCTTGCCCACTTACGCCAGAACCACCAGTTGATCCTGAACCAGCATACTGGCTAGCACCGCCACCAGAACCGCCTGATTGACCCGGCAAAGTACCCGGCCCTGAACCTGCACCAACAGCCGCTCCACCACCTGTAGCTGTAATTGAACCAAATACAGAGTTTGCGCCATTTGATGCTTGAGATGCACCACCTGCGCCCACAGTTACAGTAATTGAAGAACCAACAGTAATTCCAGATAATCCAACAAGCAAACCGCCAGCACCGCCACCGCCTGCATCATAAGTTGACCCTTGACCTTTTCCACCTGCTCCACCACCTGCTACAACAAGGTATTCAACTGCGGGGGTTGTCTGTGAGCCTGTCCAAGCCTTCTGTATCAAGCCTTGTAACTGTTGTTTAAGAGAAAAGATTCCATTAGGCATAATTTAAAACGTAATCGTTCCTGATGCGTTGAAGATATATATGCGATATGGCCCTGCAATATACGTTGTGGGTGATCCTGTTGTTGATGTGGCTTGGGATAGATAAGATGGGTATCTGATGACTACGATTCCTGAACCGCCAGTACCACCTACAGCACCATTTGTTCCATCACTTAATGATCCGCCGCCACCACCACCTGTGTTAGCAAATCCTGTTTGACCATTTGAAATGGCAAGTGATCCACCAGATGATCCACCAGAACCACCGCCTGCAACACCATATCCTGATATGTTGGTGTTGACTGTTCTTCCACCACCACCACCGCCTCCAGCATATTGAATAGGTGAACCTGTAATGCTAGAAACAACTCCAGTTCCGCCATTTCCTGCAACTAATAAAACTGAGGCAGTACCAACAGAACCTGCTCCACCACCACCACCCGTTGTATATTGTGAACCAGAACCTGCACCACCATTGTTACCTTGACCAGATGTACCTGTTCCTGCTGTTCCTGTATATCCTGCGCCACCACCTGAGCCACCTGATCCTGCTGAACCAGTACCATATCCTCCACCACCGCCGCCAATTGCAGTTATAGAACCAAAAACAGAATTTGTTCCATTTGTTCCTGTGGCCCCATTACCACCTGCACCTCCTGAGCCTAAAGTTACTGTAATGGAAGAACCTATGGTTACAGGATATCCAGTTGCAGTTAGTAATCCACCTGCGCCTCCGCCGCCTCCCCAATAACCACCACCACCCCCACCTCCAGCGACAACAAGATACTCTACCGTTGTGACAGGGTAGTTAAGCCCAGTAAATTGTTCGGAAACAATACCGCCTGTGTATCTTAAAGACATGGTTTAACCTATGGTTTCAAGGCAAGCTACAACAGAAATAGCACTAGCTGTACCGGCAATCACGCCCAAGCTCTGATTTTCAGTTACATAAATTGGAGTTGTTTTATCGTTAATTACCAAAGAAGCATTTGGTGGTACGCTGATTTGGTAAGCAATGTAGTGAGCAGTTCCTGATGCGTATGTCGCATTGTCAGAAATAGCTAAAGTCACAGTTGCCGCACTACTTGTGTAATTAGAAGCAATGATGGTTTCAATCTTATTTACATAATTGGTAGCAGGAGTTAAGCCTGTCAAAGACGTAGTTCCTGACGTACCTGTAGAGTATGTCCAAGATGTTGTGGCAGAAGTTCCGGGACTGATGTAAGCAGTAGAACCGTAAATGTACGTTAGAGCCGCTATATTAGGTACTGACATGATATTTCCTTAAAAACCAAGAGTGAAGGTGATAGCCATTGCTTTGGCTTGAGTTAGACCAGATGAAATAGTTGCCCATGTACCATCGCCTCTTAAATAAGTGGTTGATGATGGTGTTCCAGTTACCGCACCTGACAAAGCAGTTACACTAGAAATTATTGTTCCAGACGTAGGCAAAGTAACAGAAGTGTTACCAGTAGCCACAAAAGTCTGAGTAAATGCACCAGAGTGTGTGACGTTTCCTGCGATAGTAATGGTATTAGAGCCATTGTTTACTCCTGTTCCACCATAAGTACCGGTTATTAAACTGCCATTCCAAACGCCTGTAGTGATAGTTCCTACAGCCGTAAGACTTGAAGTTACAACAGTTGAATTAAGGGTTGTTCCTGTTAATGTTCCAGCCGCCGCAGTTACAGTACCTGAAGCACCTAAACTAATTGACGTTCCATTAACAGTTACAGATGAATTAGCCAACTGTGCATTGGTAATTGTTCCACTCAATGCAGTAGTAGGAATGGTGTTTGAAGCACTCATTGCTCCAGTACCGTTACCATATACATAACCAGTTAATGTGGTTGCTCCAGTACCACCCGATGCAACACCCAATGTACCGGCAAGAGTAATTGCGCCGGTTGAGCTAGTGTTAGGTGTTAGACCAGACAATGAAGTTTGGAATGATGTAACTCCACCTGTTGATGCGGCCCATGTTGGAACACCACCGGATAAAGTCAATACATAACCATTAGTACCTGCTGAAAGTTTGCTAAGTGTATTTGTAGCTGATGCGTACAAAATATCACCAGTCACATAAGATGTTTGACCTGTACCGCCATAAGTAGCGCCTACTGCGTTACCGTTCCATGTGCCATTGGTATATGATCCCGCCCAACTTAATGTATTGGTTGACCAACTAGCATTTGATGGTGCATCAAAATGATAATCCCATGTACCGGCTGAATTTCCATTGGTTAAAAGAATTAAAGTTGTAAATCCGCCGGAAGGAATGGAAATAACCAAAGTTGACGAACTGTTATTAACAGTTATTGCGCCGGAAGTTTGATTGTTATTAAAAGTGTAAGTTGCACCAATTGGCAAAGTTGTTGCATTGGGTAACTGATATGTTTGTCCACCCGATCCAGTTACTACCCAGTTGTAGTTTGAACTTGCTGTTAATGTTGTTGTTGTACCTGCCGCCGCAACATTGCTAAATGTGTTAAAAAATACATTAGCTGAAGCGTTAGCATTTGCATCACGCAAGACAACACTACTAGCGCCAGAGCTAGAAGTAACACCTGTTCCTCCGTTTGCAACCGGCAATGTGCCTGTTACACCTGTTGTCAATGGCAATCCAGTTGCATTGGTCAATGTTACCGATGAAGGCGTACCCAAAGCAGGAGTTACCAAAGTTGGACTTGTAGACAAAACTACATTGCCTGAGCCTGTGGTGCTATAACTTGTTCCCCAAGCTGATCCGGTGCTATTTGGAATACCTGCGGCAGGGTAAACCATTGGAGATGTGTTTGCAATCGTAACTGCTGTTCCACCGTTATAGCTTGTACCTGACAAGCCTGTTCCAATAGTCAAAGCGGCAAGATTAGATCCAAGTGATATTCCAGAGATTGTGCTATTTGCCAATTGAGCATTGGTAATAGTTCCGCTTAACGATGTGGTTGGAATAGTTGTGTTTGCGGTTACATTGCCTGAACCATTTGCATACATATAACCGGTCAACCCAGTTACAGCAAGATTCGTGGTTGTTAAATTGGTAAAAGACTCTGAGTTAGAGCCGGGAATTTTCTCCCAAACACCACCGCTAAAAATAGCCCAATCACCTACAGACCAATTAGCAATACCATTCAAAGATGTTGTACCGGCAACAGAAACAACATAGTAATAACCTTGTGTTCCTACGCTAGAAGTTAATGTTGGGTTGTTTGTTGATGCGTTCCAAGTGCCTTGATAAGAAGGCGCATTAGTTGATGCAGTCGAAATTGAAGTAACTTGACCTTGAGCATTGACGGTAACAACTGGAATTACAGAAGCTGAACCATAAGTGCCGGCTGATACACCTGTGCTTGAAATAGCAATAGTGACTGCTGATGCACCTGTATAGCTTGTCCCACTTAAACCAGTTCCAATTGTCAAAGCATTTGGATTTGCGGCAGTAATTGTTCCCGATCCACCTAGTGCAATATTTGTTCCATTAACTGTTAATGAACTATTTATAAGACCGGTGTTTGGCAATCCTGTTGCATTTGTTAAAGTCAATGCAGAAGGCGTTCCAAGATTAGGAGTAACTAGAGTAGGGCTTGTGGTCAATACAATACCACCTGATCCGCTTACAGAATTACTCAAAGCGGTTAATACACCTGTCCCTGTTGTTGTAGTTGTTGGAGACGATCCTGCTCCACCGCCAATCATTAAGGAATTAGCAGTCAATACACCGCTAGAAGCCCATGTGCTTGCAGAACTAAAGTAAGGAATTCCTCCTGACGTTCCGGCAACAGTTAAAGCCAATGTGCCTGAAGTTGTAATGGGAGAACCCGATACAGAAATTAAGCCACCAGTAAATGATTGAGCAACAGAAGTAACAGTACCGCCACCGCCACCGGATACTGGATTCCATACAAATGAAGAACCATTCCATTCAAGATAAGTTGATGCAGTTGTAGGAGCTGTTATAAATCCAGTTGCACCTGCTCCTGTTTGGTAATTAATTTGATTAGCTAAACCTCCGGCAACATTGGTTGCTGTTCCTACAGTTACTGAGCTTAAAGAAGTTTGACCTGTACCACCATTAGCTACCGGCAAAGCAGTTCCGCTATAACTAATTGCCAATGTGCCTGATGTGGTAATTGGAGAACCTGATATTGAAAGAAAACTTGGTACAGTTGCGGCAACAGATGTAACAGTTCCACCGCCGGAAGCAGAAATAGAAATACTACCTACTCCATTGGTAATTGAAATTCCTGATCCTGCGGTTAATGTTGACAATGCATAACCAGATCCATTACCAATTAACAGTTGACCATTTGAAGGGGTAGTGGTTATACCAGTACCACCATGATTGCTTGCAATAGTCGTTCCGTTCCATGTACCAGTTGAAACTGTACCCAAGTTAGATGTGGTTGCAGTTAATGTGGTAAATGTTCCTGCGGCGGCTGTTGTTCCACCAATTGCAGGAGGACTTGCAAGATAAGTTGTAAAGCCTGTTCCGCTAACTGTAGAAGATGCAGACAATGTAGTAAACGCACCTGTGTTGGCGGTTGTGCTTCCTATGGAAGGAGGTGAAGCTAAATATGTACTAAATCCAGTACCGCTTACAGTTGACGATGCAGACAAAGTTGTAAACGCACCGGTGCTTGCTGTTGTATTGCCAACAGGCGTATTGTTTAAACTATCAAGAGTTAATGCAACTCCAGAAATTGAACCGCCTGTAATATTTACATTATTTGCATTTTGCGTTGATATTGTTCCCAATCCAGTAATTGATGTATTGGGAATTGTTGTGCTAAATGTAGCGACACCACTACCATTTGCGTACAAATATCCTGTGTAATTACTTAATGTAAATGTTCCACTTGCAGATAATGTAGTAAATGCACCTGTACTTGCCGTTGTGTTACCAACTGGTGTGTTATTTAAACTATCTAATGTTAAAGATACGCCAGTAATTGTTCCACCAGTAATAGATACATTATTGGAATTTTGAGTTGCAATTGTTCCCAATCCGCTAACTTGTGAAGTTGTTATTGAAATTAACGTATTAGTAACCGACGTTACTTGACCTTGAGCATTAGTGGTAAATACAGGAACAGTTGAAGCAGTACCGTATGTTCCTGCTGTGCCTGTTGGTGTAATGCTAAATTGATACCCAGTTAAAGTTAATCCAGTTCCTGCGGTATATGTATTTCCTTGATGTGCATCTGCATAAGCCTTGTTAACAATGTCAGTAGGATTTACTGGAGCAGTTGTAATTTGACCGGTAGGAGCTGTGACGTTTGTAAATGATCCTGAGTACAAGCCATTTTCTAAACCATAGGTTTGAGTAAATGCGGCGGCAGTACCGGCAGTCATAAAGTTAATTACAAAGTCACCAATGTTCCATTGATTAGCAACAGTACCTTCTTGACCACGGATAACAGTTAAAACGTCACCGGTAATATTTGTACATTGAACAACTTCAGTAATTAAACTGTTAGTTGAATTGACCAAAGTCAAGTTAATGGCTTGACCTGATGCGGGAGCTGTGAAATACGATCCTGTACCTGCCGCAACCTGAATAGTTGTTTGGGTATTATTTACAGGTGCGGCTAAAGCTGTTTGAGCTTGGTTATCAAATAAAAGGATCGTCATACATACCCCAAGCGATTAAAGGATTGAATAAGTATCTGCAACAGCTCCGGTAAACTTTACCGTTGTCACAGGGAAGTTCAAAACATAATAGATTTGACCTGTTTCTGATCCTGTGGGTGTGACTGCGGCGTAATAAGTTGTACCACCATCCAAAGACAATTGAATTGCTCGCCCTCCTGCCGCAGAATTCAAAACAAGGGTTGCAGGGTAAACAAGATTAGGCAAGCTAACCACGGATGTGGTTGCGGCTAATGTGCCGGTAATTGGTGAACCATAATTGTATGACATGATGTTTCCTTTTTAAAAACCAATAGCAGTCCAGTAAACACCATGAATTGTTGATGTTGTACCCGCTGTGTCTTGTATTTGGATTTGTGATGAAGAATATGGACCAATACCCAAAGCACCACCTGTGGGTACACCGCCTGATGCATAAGTCGCACTACCCGATAAAAATCCATTGGGCCATGCAATTGGAAGGGTTACAACTGTTTCATTACCACCGCCGGTAACATTAGTTTCACCCCATTGAAAAATTAAACCATTGGAAAATTTTGTATATCCATTACCTGTAATGCTTGATGGTGTTGAAGGATTGTTAAATAGCCAAACATTGAATGCTGAAACGTAAGTCAAATTAACAGGATAATTGGCAACAGGTATTTCGCCACCAGTCAATGCAACATTATTACCTTTGACAATATTAACTGCTGTTAATGTAGTTGTTCCCAAAGTCATTGTAAGAGTACAAGCACCGGTATTTGCATATCCTGAGTTAACAATAATAGTCATTCCATTTGGAACGCTTGTTAAATTTGAAGGTATGGTAACGGCAAGTGCATTGGCTGTCCCAGTTGCATTTCCAACTGTATACGATCCACCTTGAAGCTGTTCGGACTGAACCAAATCAGTCATAACACCGGCAGTATCAAAATGACCTACAATATCATTTAGCACAAAGGCTTGAGCTGTTGTGCCTTCTTGACCTCTTACAACAGTAAGGGTATCTCCTGATCTAGCGGTGCAATTGCAAATTTCAAAAACTGATGACGATGAAGCACTAACCAAAGTGATCTTAAATGCTTGACCTGTAGTTGGATTTGGAAATAAAGCTCCTGTTCCGGAAACCACAGTTATTGTCGTTTGCGTACTTGTAATGCCGGAAGCCAATGTACTTTTTGCATTATTAGAGAAGATTTGTGCTGAATATGGAATCGTCATAAAAATCCTTAATAACTGACTGTGTAAGTATACTGGAACGGTAAGAATAAAACACCACATTGAATCGCAGATTTCAAAATTGGTGAAATTTGTATATTAGGAATTGTGATTGTTATTGCCGATCCAGACGTATAAGTTACGCTCACATTGTAGGTTTGGTCAATTTTTGGACTAACTCCATTGGCTCCATATAAGAACCGATAAACCCTGCGTTTCAACCAAGCAGTTGTATATTCAAAACCATCACCTTTGTAAAAATTCCAAGTGATAATTCTTTTGTAATAGTCATCCGTTACAACATAATTTGTTGAAGAAGTTGTACTTGCTGTTTGTGAATATTCAGAAGTATTATAGGGAGTGGTATTGTAAACAAACAAATTGTTTGTCGGTGTTCCAGCTCCTAAACTTGGCCTTTCAATGCCGTACAAACTTGCTCCCACCCAATCCAATAATGGTGCGCTTAGTTGAGTATAGTTGGGTAAATTAAGGGTATTGAGTGAATCTAAGTATGATTGAGCAGTAGTATTATAGGCAGTAAAAAAAGCCTGAATGTCCGATGTGGTTTCAACTAAATAAGGTTCACCTGCAATAGCTTGACCGGCAACGCCATATCCTGCAACACCAGACTGAGCAGGATTCTGCGATGTAGTCTGTGAAGTGCTTGAGTATTGTTGGTATAAATACGCAGGTAATATGGTTTCAATCATTTTTAACCCTGTGTAATAGTGATGTTTGCGCTAGTCGCTGAAATTGTGAAATAGCTTTCAGGGTCACCAGAAATCAAACCTGTTCCCGATGCAGGAGGTACGACTGTTCCATTAATGGATACAGTAAAAACCATTCTTGATAAGGTTTGAGGAGGAACAATACTTGCAATCGCGGTTTGAAAAACAGTTTGTAATTCAAATAAATTAATTGGCTGACCCACATAAATGCTATTGATATAAGCGGCTAAAGCGGGAATTCCAAGTTGGGCAACGGCAGTTGGGGAAACGTAATTTAATGAATTAGTATTCCAAGTCAAAGCTATAGTAACGGCTTGTGCAGGAGGATTAACGTAAGTAATGGTATAGGAATCAGGGTAATCATAAATGGTAACCGTTTCATTCCTAGCTGTTGTGCTTGATCCAACTAATATAGAAATGTCAGGGATAGAATTAAAGATAGCACCGGCTACTTGGTAGGGATCACCACCACCACAAATGACTTCCCATTGATTTGTGGAAACTTCTCTTACGGCAACTAATCTTGGCTGAACACCACTAACATTACCAAGTTGAGTTTTAATCAAAGTTGGCATACCTGTTGCCGTAGCCAAACCTGCTTGAATAACTTGAGCTTGATAAGACTGAAGGCTTTGAGCTGTAGCACCGGCAAGACCGGCATTAGGGTTTGTCACAGTTAAGGTAAACCCTGTAGCAACAGATGTTACCAATTGAGTGACAGTATTGGCAGGAACGGCCCAAGAACCGGCTGTGGTTGCCAAACAATAGAGACTTGCACTTTGACCAGACGATCCAATGATGCCGCCATCTTGTACTGTGTATTGATGCGTTCCGTCAGAAACTGTAAATCCTACTGGAATTACATAACCTGCCAAACCACTAAAAACAACATAAACAGAAGTATTAGAACCAACACCTTGCTGAACTCCATAAACCGCCCCCAGTTGATACAAAATAAAAGCGTTAGCAGTATATGGGCTAATGCTATTGACCAAATCAACAAATGTTTGATCTTGAATGACTACAGCTCCTGCGGCTGTTGAAGCCAAATCTTCAATCAAAGAGCCAGGTAAATTAGCAGTAAGTCCGGGAGATAAAGCTGTTGCCGCCGCTATTTCTTGATTCAATAGGGCAGTTGGGCTTGTAGGGATTGCTCCTGCGGTAGTTAAGGTAGGCATTGGATAACTCCGTTATGTTGCAACTGTTGTTTGAATTGTAGTGCCATTTTGCAAAACTGCACTAATTGCGTATGTGGGCTGAGGGGTTGTGCTCTGACTTGTAATGGCCAAACTAGCAAAATATGGAGCATATTGATTTTGCGTATTGTTAACCGCTAAGTTAGGAGCAATTTGATTGATTACAGATTGTTGAGCAGGTATGCCGTAGTTACCGTAAAAAGGGCTTTCACCTAAATTCAATCTCAAAGTTTGAGCCACGGTAGCCAAGTAAATATAGCTTGTGTCTGTAATAGTTGTCCATTTTCCTGTTTTGGGATCTATTCCATAACTTCTCATACAACACCCCCAGAATTAGCGCTACCCACTTGAACATTTTTGTGCTCGTGAGCCAAAAAGTTTCTGCCGTTAATAGTTACGTTTGTTCCATTAATGGTTACATTGCCACCAGTTAATGTAATACTTGCCGAACCTTGAGCCAAAGATATTTCGGTAGGAGTGATTGTAACAACAGCGCCACTTGCGGTGTCTCTTAAAACAACTCCATTTGGTCCATAAATTGTGACTGCGTTAGCATCAACAGAAGACCAATTTTTATTGCCAATAGGTACAAATACCAATCCGCCAAGATTGCTTGGTTCTTCAAGGGGAGCTAGACCAGACCCCAAGCCGGAAACGCCACCAAGTACGGTATCTGCTGAAATGCAAAATCCCTTGTCTCCAACTTGAATAGGAAGTCGAATATATTCACTTCCGATAACTGGACAAGTGACTTGTGGAATTGTAAGAACACCACCAGTATCAACATCAAAAGCAACAGTTACTATAGCTCCAGAGACGGCAACAATGTGACATGGATATTTTTGTCCTTGTCTTTGTTGATTATCCGCAATCTTGCCTTCAGCAAAATTGTTAATGGATATTGCAAATGGTAGTTTTTGTGAAATCATGGCATCACCGGTATTGTGCAGTCAACAATAGTACACCAACTGTTTGCATCTGCTTGACGGCTATTTCCAACATGACGAATATTTAAAATTTGAAACACACCTTGAAAAGCAATATTGTTTCTGTTTTGACCAAAAGTTGCGGGACTATTGGTTATTGGAGATCCTTTTGGAAAAACAATTTTATCCATGATATTTAAATCACCACGCATAACTAATTTGGCTTGAATAGTGCTTACGTCAATCCAAGTCAAATTACCAATAATATCTGTAAATTTTACGTTGACAATATTTGTTTCCGCTGTTCCGTCAGTTATAAGAAAACCTTGATTTGTTGATGCAATAGAAGCTCCCAAATAACCAATAGTTTTAATAATTTGTTTGCTTTTTTTATTTATGTATTTTGAAAATGATGTAATATTGTCATACTGCCACGATTGATCTTGGTTATAAATTAAATTAGAACTAAGAGATCCATAAATAGGCACGTTGGGATAAGCTATACCTAAAGATTGCCTAATTGCATTTTCTAATGTTGTACCTGCTTTCCAAGTAAAGCCAAAATTAACTTCATCAATAGGCGATACATAAGTTAATCCAACAATTACAAAATTTAAATTAACTTCTGTTCCTTGCCAGTTTCCAAAACATTGCAATATTGTTCCGTCTATAATTTCACCGGCTTGTTTGGGGTCAGCAAAAGGCAATCCTTTTGACATACCAACTGATATTTGTATGCGAGCATTGTTGTAATTTGCTGATTGATTCAAATCTTCAAAAGAAACACCATGAACTGTTAACAAACCATTTTGAGACGGTTGATGATATAAATTTTGAAATATGTCTAAGTCAACCCTAAGAGCCGATCCATTGTCTATTCTGTTTTGATAATTTTGACTGTTGTTAGCTAAAGACGAAAACGTAACAGGCACAAATTGAATTGTGCTTTGACTTGATGGGCTAATGGTTATGCTGTAATAACGCATTATGGAGTAATGATAAAACTCTTATTACTCACTCGATAAACCATTGTTGAAGTTGTAAAATATCCAAACAATAAATTAATATCTGAGTCATCAGGTGAGCCAATAATAGGACGAGTAACAATCAAATTGCCAAAAGTATCATAGATAGAAAAGAAATATCTTGATCCTGCGGCATTCCATGTGCAAATACAAACATAAGTAACCCCATCTAAAACAGGATTAAATTGAAAATTTGCTAACGGTGATGGGTTAAAAAGAATGGTAGTCATTATTCATACCATCCTAATTTGTAATTTGGTGCGGTACTGTTCCAACTTAATGCTGTTGGTGTGGGTAATCCATTTTGGAATTTATTCATTAAATTGCCCAAAACTTGTTGTGCGCCCTGTTGCGTTATCAATGGTTGCGTAAAATCCCATTGATATAAAAATTGCACTTGTTTATCACTTGATGTGCTTACGTCACGAATACTAGTCAACAAGCAATTTGTGTAAGTATATGCAGGTGTTAAAACTGTAAATGTACCGCCTGTCAAAATGTGTGTATCCAATTGACTTTTTAGTGCAGTAAAAATTGAATTTTTGATTGTGTACCCACCATTGTTTTGAGCCGGTGCTATCATCACCAAGCTAATTTTCAAAGGCATTTGTATCACAGCATTAGCCGCCATTGTTAGGCTTGCAAAAGGATATTCAGCGATTTGCCAATCCTCAAGACTACCGCCTGACATAACTCTATACTCGGCAAAATATTGTCCGGTACTGCTGAATGAATTGCTCAATTGTTCTGTTAAATTAACAATAGGCAAAATATTGTTTGGATAATTTGCGGCTATCCCATTATTTAAAATAATAGGTGAAACCTCATAATTGTATGAAAAATTAGCTTGTGCAGAATTTAACATTATGAACCTTTATTGGCATTTGGTAGACTTGCCGCAGATGCAACAGCATTTCCACCTGTGTTATTGGTAATCATAACTTTAATTTCATTGGCTGAATATTTAGATTTCCCGCTTTCGACTTTAGAAATTACCGCCAACAATGAAGACAAAACATTTGGATCTTGTAAATTTAAATGTTCAGTTGCCTTACGTCCAGTTTGTTGCTCAACAGCTTTAATATAGGCTTTTGTGTCGTTTTCATTTTTAGGCGCATAAAGACTAATGATGTCTTGAATGGTGTCTAATTTTTTGTATCCTGCTGCTTTTGATTTTCCAGTTGCGTACAGAGTTAACTGTTCTGCCAAGGCTTTAAAACCTTCTCTGTCAGATGCAAATTTTGCAAAACCACCTTCACCTTGGGTTGCTCCTGCTTGTCCAACATAGCGCAAATTTCCGGGGTTAAAATTTCTTTCAGCTAAAGATTCACCACCAAAAAACTGTCTTACAGCTCCCTTGGTGCGTTCCCATTTTTGAGTACCTTCTTTTTCTTCCTTGGTTTGTGTTAACCCAAAGAATCCGGTAATGTTTTCAATAATGGTAGCCATGCCTTTTAAAGCATCTAGAAAATATGTAATATCCTCTTTTAATTCATCAACTTTTAAATTAGTTAAAAAATCTTTAACCATTTCACCAACAGCTTCAGAGAATTCAATTAATTTAGGAATTAATGGTTCTAAAGTTTTTATTAGCGATGTTTCCAATACTTGACCAACTTTTTTCAATTGAACTAGAAAATCTTGCCATTCACGATTAACGGCATCAGTTGTTTCTAGTTCTTTTGCATCTTGTTGATTTTTGGCAATGGCTTGATTTAATTCATCTTCTTTTAGTTCAGATAAACGCCTTAAATCTTGAATGTTAAATATTTCCGTTAATCCTGTTGCTTTTGCATAATTTTCAGTCTGCCCTCCAGCTCTAAATTGCTTAACAGCATTGCGAATAATATTAGGCAATAAATCAACAGGATTTTGTCCGGCACTACCGCCAAGTCTGCCAATCAATGATTGACGAGCCAAGTCACTTTTGACATCAGCAATATTTGACAATACTTGTGTTGGATCAAAATAACGACCAAAGTTTGTTTCTGTAGCTCTTAGTTGACCAGTAGAAACGCCCAAACCCTGCGCTTGCCTTCTGTAATCACTAGCACTACCTGCAACTCCTGCCAAGCCAAAACCGCCACCAATAGCGCCCAATGTAGCCCATTTAGCGATGGATACTGCGCCACTAGCAAGATTGCGAGCAATGTTGGCTGTTGTATAACTTAATTCTTTAAAAACAACTAAATTGTCTTTTGATATTTTTTCAAAGTTTTTTAGTTGAGTGACTAGATCTTTAACGCCCTTGATTTGAGCGTCTACCTGTTTGGTCATTTTTTGTGACCAAGGCAAAGGGTCTATTTTCTTTAAACTTTCAACGGACGATCTAAATTTGGCAAAGTCTTTCGCAAACGCTTGAAACTTTTCATCTAATACATCTATTTCAATAACTGATTTGGTTGCCATTATTTACTCTTAGAAGATTGATTTTTTTTCAATTGCTTGGATTAAATGCCTTTGACGATAATGTTGTGCATCTACCCATTTACCGCCATTTTCTTTTATGAACTCATAAAAACCTTCATTGCTTAAATAGTCTAGGATATAAGCGATGATTCCGTTACTTTCTTTCCAGTAACATCTGTTTTGGTCAATGTCGGCAAACCAGTTTGATACGCCATACAGTCCAAGGATGTAACTACCCAATGCCGTAAATTCCCCGCCATTTCTAAAAAAGAAACTCTGAAGTCCCTTGGAGCGACCTTGGATATTGCAGTAAAAAAAACGAGAGAACTCATCACCTCCGCTTCTTCATCTTCATCAATGATTCCACGTTTGATTGCCAAATCAAATGGCAAAGTTTCCCATCCATTTTCACCGCAATAAATGACATTAGTTAATCTAATGATTTCATTGATTAAACCAAATTTAACTCCACTTGGGCCGTCCCATGTGCCAGACTGAGTTGCAATTGATTTCAATGAGGGATAAGCAAGCCTTGGTGCGGATAAGGCAACATGGCTTGGATTATCACTTTCAAAACATTGACTAAAGACTTTTCCAAGCTCTAGATAAAATTGTTCAAAAATCTCACGACTAACAGCGGTTGAGTGAATGTGTACTGTTCCGTAGTCTGTCGTTTGAATTTGCACCACTAAATTCAAATTTTTGTTAATTTTCAAATCTATGCTCCTGCGGCAAATAACTCAGCATTAATAGAATAAACACCACGCAAGCGAACAACTAAACCGGCTTGTGTTCCATCAAAAGCAACTTCTTGAATGCTTTGTAAAACACAGTTGTTCAGTTGGAATGGAGATAAAGTAACTGTATCGGGATAAATCGTAACTGATCCCAATGTAGTGTTTAACTCAATTTGTTGCTTGTATGCGTTAGCCAATGCTTGTGTTCTGACCAAATGCATTGTGACTGTTCCATAAATATATGGTTCAGGGCTTGTGACCGCACCAGTTAAGGTGTTAATTAGCAATGCAGTATCACCATCAAATGCCAAGCTAATCGCTTCTTTAGAAAGATACGATGCTGTAACATTTAAGTTTTGATAGTCAGCATAAAACACACTAGCAAGTAGTCTGTTTAACGTGCCTTGTACAACTTGTGGATTTGCCATTCTTTACTCCTTATGTTGGGATATTACTTGCTGTCAAGTAAATAGTGATTGAGGAGAATCCACGTTGGGGGACAAACGTCAAACTCAATCCCTTGTAAATACCTGCGGCATAATCGCTAGGATTCTGTGTCACATAAGTATTGAATGGAATTGCACCAACAGACGCAGGACTTAAAATCAATCCAAAAGCAATACCATTGTTTGTAGTCGCTTGAGCAACTTTTTGCAATGCATTGATACCGGCTTGATTGTAGTAAAGCGGATTAGTGGATGAATTACTTCCATTAATAATAGCGGCAGATAAGCTAATAGCAACATTAATTGCAAGCCAATCAACTGCATACCAATAATTGAATGTGTTCAAATCCATGAACGTACCACCCTCAATCAGCGTATTGCTGATTTGACCTTGAGAACCTGTGTAAATGTAATTTACACCTGCGGCAAGTAAAGCGGTTTGTTGAGTATTTGTTAATGTGCTGTATGAAGTCACACCATAGACAAAACTATATTCAAGAGGATTTGCCAAGTTACTTGCGCTAGGGTTGTAACTTAATGTAGTCCAGAAAATAGCGGCGGCATCAAATTCAGTAACTGGTGCAGTTGGCGTTTGAAGCGTTGCAAGAACTGATTTAATACCTGCCCATGTTGTATAAGTTGCAAGTGTTGTTGTGACATAAAAATATGTCTGAGCCGTTGTGCTTGTGTACTGATTAGCCATTGCGACGGCTGTTGATTCAGTATTCCAAGTTTGTGGCAACAAGTAACTGTAAAACTTAAATGTGGATGAAGTAATAAATGCTTCTAAAGCTGTCACACCTTGAGCAGGTGTTCCTACTCCAAGCTCTAGTACATACACCGGAGTTGTAGAACCTTGAGCAAAAAACGTAGTGCCCATTGCCAAAAGCTCTTGAGTATCTTCCAAAGAAAACGTACTGCTTGCAACAACAGTTGCCGTTCCGGGATTAGACGCAAGAGCATAAGTTAATGTATACGTTCCAGTTGAAGTAATTGTGTATGTTCCGTTATAAGCATTTGCTGTGCTACCGGAAACCAAAACACCTGAAATAATACCTTGCAGTATGTCACCTGTTGGGATGCCATGTGCTGTGGTAGTTGTAACGGTTACAACAGAGGATGCCCAAGTAATACTACTAATTGCATTAGCTGATTTTAAGATTGTGGTCAAATCAGATAATTGAGTTAGCAGTTGATAAGTACCTGCCGCCAAGGTTGTTGCACCTTGAGATACAAAAGCACCTGTTTGTTGCAACTTTGATGGCGCACTTGCCACCTGTTGCTTAACAATGACATTTACGATATTGGGCATGATGCCTCCTGATTAGTTGTAGCTTACAGAAACAACTTGACCTGTACCTACCATGTAAGTGATTCCTGATTTGCAGGGAAAATCAATTGTGTATGTTCCAACTGTGTTGGGGATTGTGGCTACCAATTTGGCGGCTACTGCTCCTCCAGTTGTTGCTGAATCATAAATACCACCGGCGGCTGATCCTGCTGTAGTCACGTTGACTTTAGCAACACGACCTTGCGATGCCTTGATAACTGTATTTGCTGAAAGATTCAAAGCACTACTAATGCCTTGAGCTGTGATTGCCGCACCATTGATAATTGCGGGTAAACCTTGTCCAACTGCCATAATATTCTCCTTTAGGCGGGGGTTAAATGAATAAACGCTTCTTCAATTAATTTGCGAGCAATATTATTAACAGTTGTTTGATAATAACTGACCTCAAACGTAATTGACTTTTTCATGGCAATGATGCCAAACTCAGGTTGAGTAACTTTCTCATCTTGAATGATTGGCATATTCATCATACCGATATTATCAGTATTCATGCTATATTGGAACACATAATTGACAAAATTTAAAGCGTCATGGTTTCGTAAACCAAAGATGCTGATTTTGACTGTATCTTTGGTTAATTGATATGGATTTGATTCGTAATCCAACAATGGAAATTGCTGTAATGCAGTTGTTGATGAAGGAGATATATCAACAGAAGCATAAGGAGGAGCTACGTTTTGTCCAACCAAATAACTTGGATACATTGGAAAAAATTGATTTAATGTCAGCCAAATTGGTAAACTATTAGAAACAACAGGTGTAATAGTATCAAAATCAGTCATTGAGTTGATGAGTTGTGTATTCATAATCGAATACAAAGAGTCACCACGATAATGATAAAGATCTGCTTGCTTGTAATAGTTCTCTCTGCGACTAAATGCAAATTTTAATTCTTGATATGAAGCTACATATATTAAATTTGGACTTACAAGGTTAAAATCTTGAATTAGTTGAGGAGAAGTAAAAATAACATGGTTGTAAGCAGTTGTTCTTTCTTCCAACTGATGCATTACAGTATTAAAGTGAAAACTTCCATTTACTCTTACTTGTTTTGCTGGAATAGGGTTTGCACCTTTGTTATTAAATTCCGAATAGTTATATTGGGCGGCATTGTAAATAGCTGTCTCGTTCAAAAGACTAGCATTTACCCAATATACATAACCATCAATGGGAAGTATTAGCTTTACGTAAAGAGTAAACGTAACTGTTTCATTACCTGAAATCGTGTGTAGACCATCAGCTAAACCAGAGCCTAATTGTGTCTTAGCGCCAATCGTTTCTTCTACTGATGCCATTAGTCAACCCATGACTTAAAAGAGGCTTGCAACACACCAGAATCAATAAATGAAGGTCTTCTTGGACCTACTTTTCTTTTGAATCTAATACTTTTACCCATTAAAGCGGCTTTAGTAGGTACACCTTCAACACCCAACTTAGCCATTTCTTCAATATCAAGAAAATGTCTAAAATCTTTATCGATAGCACTTTCAGCAGAAGCAAATGGGTTTTTAACTTTGCCACCTTGCAATACAGTTTCTAAAGCTCCTGCTACGCTATCGGTCAAATGTGATGAAATGTTTTTAATATTGCTCTCAGCAAATTTTGAAAACAAACCATACTTTTCTTCAAGAATCATTGCCACGCCATAGGTAGTATTACCTTCGGGTTCTGGCACGTCAATGACACCTAAATGCAATTTCATGTAAGACCCCAAAGCGTACCAATAGATTGCATAAATCCCAATGCAGTTCTGCCGTATGGGTCTTTAATTCTTTGTAAATCCATCATTGATAGGTTTTGTAATCCATGACCAATAGTAAGAGATTCGCTTGTTGAAACATCAGATGCGCTATTAATTACACCTGCTGTAAAATTGTTGATGCCGTAGGCGTTTCGAGCTGTAGCAAAGAAATTTTGACCTGGCTGATCTTGTTGAAATTGCAACAATTGAGAACCTGCCCAGTTATAAACAGTCAACGTATAAATGTCAGGTATTGTTGATGCAAAATCTTGCGGTACAACATCTAATGCAATGTTGAAAGCATAGTTATATCCAGCATCAGTTGGCGGTATAACAATTGAAGTTAACCCCATCACCGCTTGCGCCCAAGCAATGAAACCTGCTAATGTGGGAGGATTAGTAATGGGGTCACTCATAATTTCATTCTATCAAGATTTTCTTGGTCTGCCACGACTTTTCATCGGAGATAAACCTTCTTTGACAACTTCAATAGTTTGTTCAAATTTAGGTTCTGTATCTGCCAAATTTTTCTTTTCTTCAACCACTTCAACTTCTAAACCTGATTTGGTTTTTAAACCCAATTCTTGTGCTTTTTCTGAAATGATCTTGTCAGACACCACAGCAGTTATTTTTCTAGCCTCTAAAGCCTGTTCAATGGCTTCTTGATCCTTTTGTGAAAGACCTTGTTCGATGGCATTGACATTGATTGGCTTGTCAATTCGATAAGTCAAACCACCAAAACCTTTTTTTATGCTTTCAACAGGTTGCATTCCATAAATGCTATGTTGTTTGACGATTGCATCGACTTCATCTTTTGAATGATTAAGCTCGATTTGTGCTCCTGAACGAATATGGTGAGAAAACGCTTTTACGTTTTCAGGAAGCATATAAGTAAACAGGAACTCTTGTTTTGTACAGTTAGCGACATAAAGTTTCATCATTAAACCTTTTCGGAATGCAAGGACGGATGATGCGGCTTCCTTGTGAGAAACCCCGCCCTTGCAAAATCAAAAGACTCGGCATCACACGAGTTTTTTTAATCATTGTCCTGTTGTTGCTGGGTCAGCGGCAGGTACAGGTGCAGGTTGAGCTTCAGTAGTAGCATCAGGAGTTACAACAGGTGCATCAGCAGGTGTTGCAACAGTAGTATCTACTACAGAAGCAGTTGTTGGATCAGCTACAGGAGCAGAATCAACAACAGGAGTTGCTACAGGAGCAGGATCTACGGCAGGAGCTTCATCAGCAACAGTTGTAGAACCAAAACCGGAAACATTGGACATAAAATCACGTACTTCTTGCATAAATGATTTTAAATCGTCTTCAAGCGTTTTCAAGCCAAACATTTTTTTCTCCAAAGAAAGAAAACCCCAAGCCTTTTGAGCGAGGGGTTAATTTGCAAAGAAACTTTAAACCTTAATATGCGGCTGACAAAATGGTTAGAGCTTCAGGACGAATACCCCAACCAGAAGTTGTACGCATTGTATACAGAGTAGTAATACCACCATCAGGAATGGGAGTAGGAATCTCTGTAGGTGCTGATACATCGGTCAACATCAAGCTAGTAGCTGTAATATTGGGTGTCAATGTAGCAAATACGTTGGTGTTGATACGATTATTGGCTTTAGGAATCTTGAGTTCAGGAGCAATTAAAAGAATTGCATCTGTACCACCAGTACCTTGACCAATCAATGTGTCATCAGCGGCGAAGCTAACGTCATCACCACCTGCCCACTTAGCAACAGTTTCAACCAAACCTGCGGCTGTTTCAACACCAGCACCAATACGTTGGAATTGAGTCAAAGACACAACACCAGAGTAAGAGATTTGGCTAATAAAACGTTGAGGTGCAAGAAACACTAAACGCAAAGGTTGACCAATTTGGAGCGTACGAACTTTCAAAGCGCCAATCAGGTTCAACATATATTGAGCCAATTGACCTGAATCCCATGTAGAGTATCCAGTATTGCCGTTTGTATCTGCACCCAAGGACACAGCAGTTGCGCCAGATGTATTAATCAAACCTTCGCCATTGGCAGGGTTAAATCCATACAACAGAGCATTACGCATTTGTTGAGCGATACCTTGTCTAGCGGCTAAACGCATTGCTTCAGGCAATGCATAACCCCAAACGCCAGTAGCGGCTTCATCAAAATTGTCGTACTGAGCACGAGTTTGCATACGATACGTAGCTGTGCTAATCATTGAAGGAATAACCGATGCGCTAGGCAATTGGTTAAACTGTGATTGATTAGCTTGTACTTGTGAAGTAAGCTGAATTTTTTTAGCATAAACATACAAGTCTGCTTCACCCAAGCGAGGCATGGGATTTTCAGTAGCAAGTGTTGTAAATGCTCCAGAAGCCAACGAATACTGCATGATGAGTTCAGGCATCATAAAGTGGGGGTTGACTGTTACAAATGACGGTGCAAATCCTGACATAATTTATTCTCCTTAGTTTAGATTAGGCACAACGCCACGTTTTGCGTATAAATCCAATTAGCAAAACCTGTACCGCTTGAATAGCTAACAGTTTTATTGCCAGTTGTGCTTACTGCAAGAACTTTAACAGGAAGTGCGGGCTGAGTACCGGGCTGTGTTGTTGTTACCCAATTGTTTGTGTAATCAAAATACACAGTTGTACTGACCAATGTTCCTTCAATTGTCAAAGAATTAGGATCAATGATTAAAGGAATTCTTGCGCCAGAACCAAAACGGTAGTAATTGACTGACATTCCGGGTGTAAACAACGGAGCAGTTGACTGAGGTGTTGTAATACCTGCGTATGCTTGGTTGTAAACAGAAATACCAGTTGGAGCGGCAGAACCTGTTGCAAGAGCGATTGTGCTACCCAATGTATTAGTTCCGGGCTGACTTGTAGCGGCAGGACTAAATTCTTGAATAGGCAAACCACCCCACATTGGGCTAGTTGCGGCTGATGAATAAACACCACCTGCTAACCAAAATTTAACGGCTGGATCGTCTTGTGCATCACCTTGAGTGTAACCCTGTGAATTAACATTGAACAAACCTGCCGCATTGGTAGTCAGCATTGGGCTGATTGATACTGAATTAGACATAATCTTTTACCTCTTAGCGTTGATTGTTAGCGGTGTGAAACTGAGTAGCTCTCATTGGAGGTACTTTGAAGTCATCAAGCCAAGCACTCATAGAACCACGGTATTTAGTGATTGTACGACCGCTAGAGTCTCTTGATTGAATAGCAATCAATTGATCGCCAGAAACATGACTAGATGTTTTTGCGGCAGTCATTGCGTCGTTGATAATTTGTTTTTCAGCTAAGTCAAGCAATTTAGCATCTTTGATTGATGCCAAATTAATGTCTTTGAAGCTGTCGGAATAGGCTTGAAGACCACGCAACAGACGTTTACGATAAGCCATCAAACTTTCACCTTGTAATGGGCGTGAAGCTGATTTACCAAAAGCGGCTAAAACTGAATCACACTTAGCTTGCATATCTGCATACTCAGCGGCTTCTTCGTCTTTTTTCATAGCCATTTCGTCATCATCGTCCATTTTGGCATCGTCATCATCAGGTTTTATTTCGCCTGCTGGTCCATGCTCAACAGGATTTGAACCCATGTAATCTTTACGTTTCATGGAATCGTCATCATCTTTACGATGTCTTTTCATATCATCGTCGTCATCTTTCATTTCCATTTCATCGTCATCTTTGCGCTTTTTATCAGCTTTTTTCATAACGTGCTTGGGAGATTCCATATTTTTTTCTTCCAAGTCTTCATCGTCCATGCGCATATCGTCATCGTCTTTGCGCTTTTTGTCAGCGGCAGTAACGAGTGGAGGTGCGGGAAGGTTTTTTTCCATCTCATCAACTCTCACGCTAATGCTATTGAGAGCCGAAAGAATGGCATCTAGTTTATCGCCTTGAGCATCTGCTTTCGGCTCTACTTTATTTTCTGACATATCAGATACCTCATTGTTAGTTAATAAAACGCCTTTGGGTTCGCCACCCTTGTCCCATACTCCTTTAGAACCTCTAGCTTCAGTAACGATAGCTATATGATCTAAAAGAAATGGTACACCTTCGATTAAGAGTGGCTCTCCATTCTCAGTCGTAAGTGTAGTGTTGCCTGCCGTTTGGTCAAAAACGACAGATGGGCTAGTGCTAACTTCTTGCGATAAGATTGTATTGACTGCATCTTGATCGTAAATTTTAGCAATACCCCAAACCTCATCACCTTTGATATAAGGCAGAATAATACTTCCAACTGCCCTATCTTTAAATTCTTTAGAGGTTAAAACTGCTGACTCAGGATGATCCATCACAACAATTAAACCGTTACATCTTTTCAAAAACTCATCGTTTAAGTAAATACTAGAATCACGCCAAACGTGTTCTCCTATACTTGAACGATATGCTAAACCTGTTCCAGTTATTCTAATCGCCAATAACATGACGTTAGCATACATTTGAGGACTTGGCAATAAATCACATTTAACTAATTCAGCATAGTCGAATTCTGTTTTAGCTAAAGCAATTTTAAACGCTACATCAAGACCTGGGTGTAATGGCAATGGAGGACGATCAGGACTGCACCAATCGTAGCCAGTAGATTCGTAATTAAGAACAACATTTTCTTTTTTAATGTTTTTTGCAACATAAGTGCAAAACTGACCATCGTCGTGAAGTACTTCTAAAGGACCTTTGTAATCAATTCCAGTTTCTTCTTTACATTCTCGTCGTGCGGCTTCTTCAAGTGTTTCTCCATTTGGCAATTGATGTCCGCCCGGAACACACCATGTATTTGGAAAATCGCCACCACCTGATCCTCTGCGAATCAATAGTGTTTCGCCTTCTGGTGTAAGAAACATAATTCCTGAAGCTCTACCAAATGGACCACCTTGATTGTCGATTGGCATTGCATCTGATTTGATTTCACCAAATCTAGGTACTACTTCGTCGGCTTTTAAACCAACAATTGATCTACTTAATTCTGCTAATTTAGCAGACAATCCTTGTAGTTCTTTTTGAACTGAAGCACTATCCCAATCAGGTTCACTACTATCAGTTTTTTCAATAGGCAAAGCTAGTAATGATGGTGCTTCTAATGTATCTTGAGTAAATTCTTTGCCAACAGATTGCGGTATTCCTACTTTTTTAGCGAAAGCAGGATTGTGAGCCACAGCTCGCATTAGCTTCTCTTGTTTTTCAGATACTGCTGGCATAAATTAATTTAAAGTAATTTTGGAAGATTGTAATGCCAATTCACCTTTTGGTGTCAACAAATCTTTTATGTTTCTTAAATTATAAATGTATTGGTAATTACAACGACAAAAAACTTCTTCGCCCGGTTGAGTAATTTGATCTGTATATCCATTGACAGCTTTTACCAAACCTTTTTTATGTGCCCAAGAATCACGAATAATATATGTTTTTTCATCTCGTTCTTTGTGATCTTTTCTGTAATGATAGTCTGGTTGTCTCCAATGAGAATGCCATTTAGCGGCTATTGCTCCATTGTCGATTGCAACTATGTCATTTATGTTTGAAACAAGTTTATGAGTTTGATCTATTACAACTCTACGTTGATCAAATCTAATACTTGTCAAAGACTTTTTAATATCTTTTTTAGTTTTGTTTTTGTCTTGAGCTTTAGTTCCACCAATAGGAATAGATGTGGCCCAACCTTGAAATCTTCTTAATGTATTACTAATGGCTTCTTCACGATTCATTTTTATTAAATTTGCGGAAGTCATTATTCTTCTATCAAGCTCTGATCGTAGTTTTGGCTTTAATCTTTCAATATCATACTTAGAGACATTTTTGTTTATCAAACCGCCTTTAACAGTTAACCGATTAAAAGCATTTGTCATTGATTTAATCATTTCCTGTTCAATAACTGAATCAGGAATCATGTTATTTATTGCGGCAATCCTAATTGTCTCCATCCATTGCTGAACTCGCTTTTCTGAATCAAAGCCATGTTCCATCATATCGTTGATGGCTTCAGTAATAACTTCAAAAAAAGTCATTTTAATTTAGCAAGTTTTTCTTTAATAATAGAAATATCAGCTTTTAACAATCTAGTTCTAGCAAAAGCAAATGCTTTATCTTTAGGAGGATTTGTTTCTAAACTTTTCAATTCGCTTTGATATTCTTTTAATTTTTTTTCCAAAAATTCTTTTGAATCTGCATCATCTTTAGGCTCAATATCAGAATCACGAGCAACTCTGTAGTTACGATCTTTAAGATATTCTTTAGCTAAATCATCATTAGCAAGAATAAGTTCGTTCGTGTCAAGTTTTTTAAATAACATAATCAATCCCTTGGTGATGGTTCTTTCAATTCTTCCATTGGAGTTGGAGGTTCGTAATCTTTAAGATCATCAATATCCATATCCAAATGACTTTGAAACATATTTGGCATTTCATTCAAATTGTCTTGTGCCCATTCAATTAACCTAGCTCTGTTCATTGGATCAACAGCAGGTAACATTGTACGAAGCATTTCTGTAATACCTTTTAGTTTAATATCTTCAACTTTTACTTTTTCTGATTCGGGTTCTTCCATCAAACTTTCCCAATTGGCTTCAAATTTATTTTGCCAATGGTAAAAGGCTTCTTCATAGGTTTTATTACCATACGCTTCAGGATATTTGTTTTTAATTGCTTCAAAAAATTCTCTATTCCAAGCTCTGTGTTGAATAATCTTATCAAAGAATTTATACAAACTGTGCATTTCTTCTCTTATGCCGTCTATGTATTGAACGATGGCTTTTGCATCTTCACTACCTTCACCAAATCCTTGAGTAAACGCTTCGTCTTTCAATAACAATGCCGGAACATCACTAGCCGCCGCTACGTTAGCAATGATGTTGTCTCTTGCTGTAGTCATTGCAGTTGAAGTATTATTTAAATCAATCGCTTCAATTTCTTCATCGATGTCAATTGATAATACATTACCTGTTGCACCTTCTTGAAGGTAAGTACGTTTAATACCTGCCGCAGTTTGCATTAAACGATTGACAATCGATCCTGCTGGTTTTTGTTTTGCAATTAACAAACCTGCTTTAAATGTAACCAAATCATCTGTAATCATAGATTGAACAAACGACTTTAATGGATACAAAGCTCTTTGGAATACTGATCTTCCTGTAAATCCAAATGCAGATTGTTGAAACGATAAGTAAATAGGTGTTCCATTAAACAATACTACTGCACGACTTGGATGGTATGGTTGACCTGCCGCAGTTGTGTAAGCTAAAGGCTTTTGGAAATCTGGCGCATTTGGGTTTTGATTCGTAACAATAGAACCTGCCAAATTTAAAGGATCAAGCTGATTAAAATAAAGATTGAGATCAGGTAGCTTCCAAGGATCGATAGGTTGGTCAGTTGGAATGTTATCTGCACCATATACAATAGCAGAAGCACCATAGACACGTTTTAAATACATTGTGTCTCTAATGTGTGCAGTTGCTCCTAAGTTTTCCCATTCCTTATTAAATGCGTCCACAAGCATATCTTTAGGTTCGGCATCAACAGTAATTACTCTAGGTTTGGATAAAGCTAATTTAATTGGCTTTTCGACTAACTTACCACCTAAAGGGTGAAATTCCCAAATGAGCTTACAAAGTTGATAACCTATATCAGAGCCTGGTACGATTTGTTCTGCTGAAAGCAAATCCATTAACTGAGAACCTATCGCAGTACTTGTGATCGATGTATAACTCATTTTTATCCTTTAGAAACCATACTTATCACCAACACCAATAGCTATTCCATAAGTAAAGCAGTCTAACAAATCATCAGCTCTTTTGTAAGCATCTTTGTCACCAATTTTAAAATTAGTTACTTGAACAAGTAAATGATTTCTTGTTGTGTTTTTGAATGTTACTACTTTGTCAAAAGCATATTGACTGATTTTAACCTTTTCCTGATGAAAATGACCAGACACACTAATTGCTCTTTCATCTTTTCCAACTGAAGTTAATTTTGAATCAATAGGATGAGTATTCCAACCTCTTGTTCGTCCTTGTTGTAATAGTATAGCTCCTGTACTTGCATCTTCAATAAACAATCCAACATCACCATGTCTGGCTTGAGTCAACTTTGCAAGTTCTTCTAACCGCATAAACACATTTGGAATATAGGCTTCAAGTAAAGCACCATCTATTTGTAATACATCGTAATCTAATATTACCAATGGATGACCATAATACTTATTAAGACCAAAGTAAACTACAGCAGTACCATCGTGATCTTGACCACCTTTGATTGCTGTGTCCATAACTGCAAACACCCCTGTAACTTTCTCAGGATAAGGTACTGGCAATCCATTTACCAATAGTTTATCAATAGAGAAAAATGCTTGGCCTGCCCAATCTACAAATTCAGCTAAATACTCTTGTTTGTAAACTAATGGATGGTTTTCTTTTTCAAGTTTTGCTAATTCTTCTTGAGGAAGATAAGGGTTTGCATGGGTTGGAGCATGATGGTCAATAAACCCTAATGAAGAATCTTCACCAATACGATAAAAAAAGTTTTCTTCATCTATTCCATTTGGTGTACTTAAAACCCAACAATCTCCACCGTAATCAAGCAAAGTAGGCTTAATACTTGTATTCCAAATGTGAAGCATATTGGATTTTGTAAATGCCGCTTCGTCAATGATAACTCTATGATATTTTCTACTTCGACCTGCTCTATCGTTTTCTAACGTCCAAAAGTCTACTCTACCACCACCTTCAACATTAAAAATGCCATCGATCTTACTAGCTGATGTTTTTACTTCGTGAAGCATATCAGCAATTTCGTTATAGGCTTCAGCAAGAATCTTGTATTGAGGAACAAACCAACCTACTCGTTTACCTTCTACTGCATATTCACAAGCAAGCATTTCAGCCATTAATGTTTTGCCATATCTTCGTCCACAACGTACTCTATTGAACCTACCAGCGTTGTTAAATATTCTCCATTGATCTGCATGAGGTATTGGCAAATCAACCATTGTGGATGTTTCTAGATCATGCATCTTTGTTAAACCCACCTCTGATTACAATTACTTTCTTACCATCTATGTTTGATTCATCATGGTTTTCTCTCCAACGACCTTGAGTCTTTAAAAAGAAAAACATTGAAGCATTGTCACCATTTCGAGCTTTGTTGAATAAACTTTGAGCAATCGTAGCAATAGCATCAGCCTTACCCAAGTCTTGTTCTCGTCTGTAATATTCATTAAGAGTAGGCACACTTATGTCTAGCTTGTCTGCTATTTGCTTTTGTGTAAGACCTACTCCTGATAATGCTTTGACAAGTTTTCTACTTGCTTCAGATGGTACATGAGCTGGTCTACCTCGAGTTTCGACTTTTTCTTCTTCCATCTTTTATAACTTAAAAATAATACTTATAGAATCATCGAATACTCATGTATTTGTGTGTTTGTAAAGAAATTTTCCATCCATTTAAAATTGCTTGGTCTATACACAATTTCGTAGCTGATTTACTTTGACTGATTGGTTGTAACCAAATAGTTTGATTAGCAGAAGTATTAGGGATTATTTTTAATTTTAGTTTATTAATGTCTGCTAACTTTCCTACTGGGAATTTGATCTCATTCACTCGTTTGAAGTTATCCAAATATACTTCAGTTCCTCCAGCCATGTCTAGTTTAGGGCTTAATGTAATAAATGAATCTTTGTGTGCTTTGATTTCTTTAATTCCAGCAGTTTCGATTTGTACTGTTCTATTAGAATTGATAATTGCAGTAGTAAGTCCAGTTAGATCATAGATAGATGGTTCTCCTCCAGTAATCACAATATGTTTTGCTTTGTAGGTTTTCAACAACAACATTATTTCTTCAACAGACATTTTTGAATACGTATCTTCATCTTCTGTCTTTTTGACCATATTAATGATAGGGATTAATTTATTGGTCATGTGCCAAGTATGTTTTGTATCACACCAATGACAACCTACAGGACAACCTTGCAGTCTAATAAATACTGATGGTGTTCCGGTAAAACTTGCTTCACCTTGAATTGTTTCAAATATTTCGTTAATTGGATATTCGTTCATTTAGATGGTCCTGTATAAATAGCTGAATTAGCTCCATGTTCAAATACTTCAACTGAAACCAATCTAACTCTTGGTTTATAAAAGTTTTCTTTTAACCATTGATTAGTCATGTCATAAGCTATCTCAGCAAACTTTTCACAACCATTGTCAGGAACAATCACCAAATCTAATACTCCAAGCTCTTGACCTTGTTTAAAGTAATCTAAATGCGGATCGTCTACTGCTACAACTACTTTATGATCGAACATATTTTCAATTTGAGCTTTTAAAGTTTTAAGACCTCCAAAGTCAACTACCCAATTACGTTCGTCTAATACATCTGACTCAAATGTTAATTTAAAGCCTAAAGCATATCCATGAATTTTTTGGCAATGAGAATGTGCTTTCCATTGTCTAAAGGCGGCAGAGATACCTATATGGTTTCCATAAGTCTTAGTTGATTGATAACTCATTTGACTAACCTCAAGAATTCATTTTTTAAATCTCTATTGTTTTCAAATTGACCTCTCATAACTAATGTAGTCATCTTTGTTTCTGTTTCTTTAACTCCACGCCATGTCATACATTGGTGAGTAGCTTCCATTAAGATTGCCAATCCTTTAGGTTCAATCATAGATTCAATAATGTCTGCAAGTTGAACAGTTGATTCTTCTTGTATTTGTGGTCTAGCCAAGACCCATTCAGCTAACCTTACGAATTTACTAATACCAATTACTTTATCGCTTGGCAATATACCAATCCAAAGTTTTCCAGTAATAGGTACAAAGTGATGACTACAAGCTGAACGAACAGTTATAGGTCCTAATGTATATATTTCGTTGAGACTTTTAGCATTTGGAAAGTCTGTAATGGTAGGCATTTGTTCATATCTACCTTTAAACACTTCACGAACATACATCTTTGCAATACGTTGTGGAGTTTCATAAGTATTATGATCGTTTTCAGAATCAATTACTAATATATCTAATATTTCTCTAAACTTAACTTCTAATGCTTCTTGAATTGAATCAATATCATTTTTAGACAAGTATTGTGAAATGTTATCGTTGGCGAAGTAAGTTCCACCAGCTTTAGTAATTTTGTCAATGATTTTAGTAGACATTGTATTCCTTAGTAATAGTTGCTCCACATTCGTTGTCTTCACTAACACTTGCTGTGAATGTTCTATAATACTTAGAAGATAAATCTTCAGAAAGTTTTCGAGCCATCATTTCACAACTCATATTGTTCATTTCGCCATCTTTGAAAAATTGTTTTCCTTCATCAATTAGATCGTGAAATTCAATTTCTCGATCATCGTGATCTACAGGACAACGAAGCTCAACATAAAAGTTATGACGATGACGATTTTTTAAATAGTCTCTATGTTCGGTTGCATCTTTCCAATGATGAAATCCTTCAAACGAAAAACGAACAAAAATTTCTGCTTTCATAATGGCATCCTATGGTCAGTTTCTAATACTTTCTCAACTTCTAATATCGACTGTCTCCAGTTAATCAAATCTATTTTGCAATTGTTTGCACAGATTTGAACAGTTTTTTTATAACTTTTTTCTGGATCGTTTAGATCATAACGGAATACTCTTTCTTCTACAGAATCCCATGCTTTTAAACAAGCTCTTGTTGGCATATCCATCCATCTAACTGTTGAAATCCAACTAGAAGAATCACAACTGTTTAATGGAAAAGCATTTGAATGTTCATTAGGCGTCATTCCCAAACAATGTATCCACAAATTAGGATACTTTCTTTTTCTTTCCCACATTGTTGCTAGTAATCGTTTTCTAGTTTCATTTTGAGCTTGTACAACATTACCTAAACAAATGCGATCATATCGTTCAGCCAAGTAATCAAAGTAGTCCCATCCATCTACCAATGGGTGATAAACAGGAATTGGATTAAAGCCTAACTTATGAAGCCGATCTCTAGTCTTGATTTTGTTATCTTTACCACCTTGATCGATTTCAATATATCCCCAAGCTCTATCTCCAATTTCTTTTACTATTCGAGTGTATTTGTCAAACAAATTGTCAAAACCATCAATTTCAGTTGGAGACAATGCTAATACTTTGTCCATTGATATGTTATTAGCTCTTGAATGTTGCATTGTTAAATTAAACACTCCTGAGTCAATAAATACTTTTTTACCTCGACTTACTGCATCAAGAAGAAACTGCTCATCGTCAGCATTATGAATTTCATTGACCGCAGTTAATATATGATCGTAGTAATCACATACATCTTGTTTGTTAAAATAAGATGGAGAACCTGCTAAAAAATAAACATTTTGTTCTTTGTAATCCCATACGCCACCAGTATTAATCATTTGCTTTCCTTACCGAAAGTGTACCGTTAATATCTTGGTAACGATCTATGATAAGTGAAGCAATGTATGTATCTGGCTGAACAATAACCAACTTAAAATCTTTTGCTTTTTTAGCTAAAGCAGAATAAATACCAGCATAAGGCAATAACAAACAATCTTCTTGATTTAATTCTTTGATCCACAAAGGCCATTCTCTTAAAACGTCAGCACAAATTAAAACGTGCTTGTCGCCAAGAATCCATTTATCATGTTTTTCAATTTGATTTCTTGGTTCGTCAATTGAAACATCTAACTTGTCTAATACACTTTCTTTTTCTACTTG